CCATAACTGCTGTGCCAGTTATGGTCGGTGCAGTTAAACTTTTGTTTGTAAGCGTTTGTGTAATATCCACTGCAACCAAATCTTGTGTGCCACTGTCTCCACTGTCAGGAAGTCTCAAGGTATTTGCCGCAGCAGCAGAGTGTGGCTGTGCAGTTAATGTTTGTGCATGAGCATTACTAACTTCACAATAAAATTTAATTTGAGATGCTGATCCACTGTTAGATCTAAGATCAATTAATCCACCCTCTATCGTAAGATCGTCACCCACAGATAAATCTGCACCAACGGACACATTGCCACTAGCATCTAAAAACACTGACTTTGATGCAGGTATTGTGCAGAATATATTTTTTGTACCAGCACTAAAATTAACTGCATTGTCACTGTTAGAACTACTAATAATCGTAGTCCTTGCTATTGTACTTGAGTCACTACTTAATGTTCCTAAACCAACCTCAAACTCGGCAGAGCCAGGAAGTATCACAGCATAGTATGTTGTATTAGAATTACCTATACCTGCTGCAAAAGTCTCAAAACCAGTGACTGCACCACCTAATGTAAGTGTGCCAGTGCCAGTTGTGGTCGTAGTTTCTTTTACTCTGTCGTTTAGTACAAGTGCCATTATTTCAATTCTATTGTTAAGTTATTTGCATTAATTCTAAATATATCACCACTAGCTATCGTCTTACTTGCATCCAAAGCCCCAACAAAAAGTATGTTACCACTACTAGCTGCGTCTGCAAGAAACACATGTGTGATCGTATTGTTTGTGCCACCAGATGCTGGAAATTCAATATTAGCTGCGTTCTTTGCAGTTTGTGTGTCAGTTGAATCTGCACCTATAGTAGTCCAGTTTGCCGCAGTAACTTGTTGTCTTGCATAGTTTGTAAACGTAGCCTCTGTTAACGATCCAGTTTCTGCTGCACTTACTGCCGTTGCAAGTCCTACATAAATACTGTCTCCAGGCGATGAAAAGCTAAGAGAATTATTTTTAAATAAAAAATGTAATATTCTTCTCTCTAAATAATTGGTAGCTGCATTTGCTGTTGCCATTTTCTACTCCTATGTTCTCGGTCTAGCGGGTAAACCAACTCTGTTTGCGTCTGTGTTCTCTCTTGCTTCCCCAAGATCTTTTAATCTTTCTATATAAAACACATAATTTTTTTCATATTGTGCGATGACATCTGGCTCACCTTTCATATAATAATATGCTTCTATTAAAGATCCATAAAGTAAAGCATAAGGTGCATTTGTACTCAACCATGTTGTGCCACTATCTGCGCCAGCAGTAAGACTTGCAGGTCTATAATAATAATGCAACTCAAGTGTGTAATTAGAATCTGGAGTTGGTGCTACAATAAAATTGTCTGTATCAAACCTTGCATAATATTTTGGCAAACCAGTTGTTGATGAAGATGGCGTGTATTCTCTCATAAAATTTACATCTTTTTGAAGTAAAAATTTTTCAGACCCAGATGTAGTGATTTGCAATGAAAAAGATGCAAGGTAATCAGTAGGCACTGTTAAAAATTGATCTGATGATGTAAACGCACTTGTAACATTTTTTCTAAAAATATCTAAATCAACACCTTTAAATATTTTCTCTTCTGCTGCCTTAATAAAGTTTGGCAGATTTGTTACAAAACTAGTTTCACTATTATCTGTGTAATCCTGTATTGCTGTTTTTAATGTTGCAAGTGTAAAGCTCATTAGTTTGTAATTGATGTAGGCCCTGCACTAGCAAGTCCTCCACCACCTTTCTGTGTAAATGTTGCTGTTACTCCTGATGGAAACGAATAATTGTTCGTATCTATATTTGTAATTGTAAATCCAGATGCAGAATTTATTGTTGTCGCAGCTATGCCACCAACACTTATTGCATCTCTAAATCTGACTGTATCGCTTGTTGATCTACCATGATTTGGTTCATTTACTGTGACAGTTGCAGAACTGGCAGTTGTAGAAAATGCGTTTAATGGTAATAGATTTGGAACTGCTGTTTCAGTTCTGTCTGGTCTTGCGTTTCTTAAAGCCTCTGGATCTGTAGGCACTCTTGGAGGTGTTAATTGAGGGTGTTTTTCTTCATATTCGTCTTTTCCAACCAAAGAGCCATTCCATTCTTTTCTCATATCTTTTAATCTGTATCTAAATCCAGAACGATCTGATAGTCCAAAAGCATGTTTACCAGATGCAAAAGCTCCCATTATCCTACCTTATAAAAATTAAGTTGAGGTGTTACAGTAAATGAAGATCTATCTCTATCTTCACCCATAGCTCTTTCAAACTCTTCTTCATAAACAGTTTTTAACAATTGTATTCTTTCAGGAGCTTTTTTCATTGATATGTAATAAGCTAATCCAGCAGTCAAACAAGGATAAAACCTAAAAGGTATCTCCATTGTATTGGTGGCTCCATCAGCATCTTGTATTCTAGTTAAGGCATCATAGTGAATAACATCTGTGCTATTTTCTGGAGCTGGCCATATTTTTAAATTAGGTGTGATTTGTCTATCAAGAAAAAATTGTGTAGGTCTACCTGTTTGTGTTTTAGTTGGTATAGCTAAATATGTATCTCTACTTATTCTAGTCATACTAAAATCTGTACTACTCCTACGAACAACAGCAGACAATATATCAATAACATCTGTTCCTAATGAATAATCTGAATCACTAGCAGTTAAGGCTTGTGTTCTTTGTTCTATAGTCCATTGATTTAAACCTCTATTAGCCCATTCTGCTAACATTATATTCATGGATCTTTTTGCTGTTTGCAAATCGTATCCAGTGCGAAGTTCTAGTCCACATCTTTCAAATGCTTCTTCAATATATTCTGCTACATCAAGCTCAAAGTTTGTAGAATTAGAAGTTGTCATTTCTTTTTTCTCCTAAGAGATTTAACTCTTCTTGGTTTACCCGCTGGCTGTCCTAATCTCTTCTTTTGTGCTATCCTACTACGTTTTTCAGTCGCTGTCATCTCTGATGCTGTTTTTGGTGTTTTCTTAGAAATACGTTTAGTTGGTCTGCAATATGGTGTGCCTCTTTTTTCGCCCTTTTGACGACCACAAGGTTTGCCAGTTCTTTGATCTTTCCAATCTTCTTTAAACCATCTTTTAAGTGCTAAACCAGCTTTTGTTTTTCTAACAGCCATTATCTATACTTTGTTACTTTTCTTCTATTACTCATAACAACACCACAGCCACGAGCTATGTTTTTATTTTTAGTAGGTCTTTTACGTTTTTGCTTTGTGACATTACCACCATTTTTTAATTGAACAACACCACCTTCTGCTTTCTTTTTAGCTTTCTTTTTACCACCAGTGCCGTAGTTTGCAGCTCCTACTTTCCTACATTTTGCAATAGCTCCTGAAGCATAAGCTGATGGAAAAACTTTATATCTTGCTTTAACTTTATGATAACAAGCGTCTTTTGGCATTTTTTTTCACCTTTATTTTTGTTATTTTTTTTGACTTTCTTTTTTTTCCAAAAGGTTTGGATATTTGTTTACTCATTTGAGATCTACCCATAACCATTATATTAACTGCTCCAATCCACTAGCAACTATAATTAATGATACAATCATCCACAATCTATTGTCTAGTTTATTAAGTTTTTGGTTAATACCGTCAAACCTAGCATTACAAACTTCTTCATGTTTTTCTAACATTTTTAATAATTCTTTACTCGTCATATTAACACTTCCATCTTCTTCTAGCTTGTCTTAAACGACTATTAGGATTTTTAGCTGCTTTAGGAAACTTTTTCATTTGACCTGCACTTCTAGCACAAAATGACTTACGTCTTTTTGCGGCCTTACTTCCAGGTTTAACTTTACCAGTAACAGCAGTTTTCAATTTACTGCCTGGATTTTCCCTTCTATAACGAGCAACACCAGCCTTAGTCATTCCCGCCCCAGATTTAGTGGAGCGGAAATACTTTTTAGTCTTGGGTGGCTGTTTATCTGGTTTTCTAGCCATTATGATAAAAATAAAGTAAGTTTGTTACCACTGCCAGAAAAAGCATGTATAAATGCCCCATTTTCAGCTAACACACCTGCATCTGGGATATTTAAAGTATGTAATCCTGTTGGAAAACTTTGAACCAATATATCTGATCCACCTGATCCATTTTTAATTGTTAATGCACCAGCAGAGTTACCAAATATTACAATCTGCCTTATTCTTGACCTAGACGGGCCAACAACCGCTGCACTATCACCTTGATCGTGATTAAATGCTTTTACATCAGACCTAATCGCCATGAATGCCTCCTATTACGCTTCGTAACCCATTAACTCTATAAATAATTTACCAGCAGTATAATCTGCATCTGTAGCATCACCAGTTGTTAAATATAAAAAAGAATCTGCGGCTGGAACAGCAGTAAAGTAAACTTTACTTCCAAGTGTCGCATCACCTGCGTTTACTAACAATGTTTCAGTCAAATCACCAATAGCACCGTCTTCTACTCCAGTTCCTTCTGTTGCAGAATGCACATTAATATCAGGATCGCCACCAGCAGGTGCTTCAAAACACTCCATACTACCAGTAAGTATAGTACCGTTTCTAGCAGCAGTTATTTGACCTATATGACAAACTAAGGAAGTGCCATTAACACCAATAATATCACCAGAACCAGTTGATCTTAAACCAGTTAAATCAATTAATATTCTTGTTGTAATGATACCACCAGATCTCATAACAGAACTTCTGTAAATAGTTCCTGTACCTGTTGTAATACCAGTTCCTGCTTCCACTGCCATTGTGTTAGCATCCATAGATGCAAATCCAGCAGATGAAATTGACATTTGAGTTGTTTCTACTCCTGTACTCGCAGCAGTAGCTATGGATGAGTATCCACCTTCAGAACGTAGGGTTCCTTTAAAAGTTGTATTAGCCATGTAAATCTCCTTATCGTGGCTCTTGTCGAAGTTGATTCTTCGTTAAGGTAATTTAACTATACATAAAAAAAGGGTGACTTACAAGCCACCCTTTTAATAATCGAACAATTGTTCGTTAAGCTGCGCCTGGTGATCCAAACACACATCTAGGATCAGTGAAACCAAAAGCATAACGCTCTCTAGCTTTATATCTCATATTT